GCGATGTCGTTCTCCTTCTGCCAGCCGAACGTCTGCTCAAACTGGCTGCCCCGCTGTTTCATCAAAGCCTGACGAAGATTGAAGTTGTTCTCGGCCACGATCGGTCGAAGTCTTGTCTGCTCAAGAGTGTCGGCAGTTCGAGCCTTGAGATTAAAGACCTTCGCAATGTTCTCTTCGAACGGGGCCAAAACCATAGCTTCGAGCATTGCCTGTGGCAGTTTCGGAAAGTCTCGCTTGAGTGCTTCCAAGTTCCGTGAAAACTCGGGAGTTGCCTTGTATCTGGCAATCTCTTCATTTGCCATGTTCCGACGTATTGTTTCGTCAGATGTCTTGACCTTGAGATCGTATTCCTTCTGCTTCCATTCCTGATCGTTTGCCGCTTTTGCCTGCGCCGCTTTCTGGTTCTCACCCATGATGAGTGCGCTTTCATCCATGCCAAGGTTTGCAAGGTCGGCCTGGTGCTTCCTCAGCTTCGCCTGAAAGTCAAGAGACTGTCTGGCTGCCAGCTTGTTTGCCTTGTCCTGACGCTCGCGCTCTGCACCGTTCAAAATGTTCTGCATGGCACCAAATCCGGCCTGCCGTGTCCCGTTGCTGCCCTTGTTGAGAAGTGCGCCAAGAAGACCGAGGCCGGCCGCGAGATAAGCTCTGCGAGGATCCACGCGGACATCCACGGGACCAGGGGGGTTCATTTCAGCACCCGCCATGTTCAGTGCCTTCTTCTTCTCCATGATCTGACCCATCTGGTTCTGGAATTGAAGTCCATTGTCAAGACCTGGCATTGTCGAGCCTTCATTCATGCCCGACATCGGAACGAATCCCGCGCTGTCAGTCAAAGGCGCAAGAACAGGAGTCTGAGAAACCGATGAAGCCGCCGCCTCAGTCGATCTTTTCAGCATCTTCGCCAGCGTATCCGCCATGCTTTTGTTTCGTGCGATTGCCATTTCTTATGCCATTCCTGCGTTGGATTTCTTTGCGCCTGGGAGCGGGATGAGGGGAACAACACTGCCAGCAATGTTCAGAAGGTCACCAAACAACCCGCCGCTTTCCTTCGGCTTGGAGTTCGCTGTCTGCTGGGTCTGGTTAATCATGTTCAGCATCTGTTGAAGTGCGCTCATGGACTGCAAAGAAGCATCCGCACCATAAGATGCAAGGTTCATCTGCGCTGCCTGTGCCCGCTTCACTGGGTCAAACTCTGCGAGGTAGGCATTGTTTGCCGCCTCAGTCGCCGCGTTCTGAGAACCGAGAAGAGCCGCATCCTGTGCCGCTCGGCCATATCCCATGTTCCCAAGTCTGGCCGCGTTGCCCATGCCTGTTCTGTTGCCCATCGAGAAGAGCTGAGAGGCTGTCTGCGCATACCTGGAACCCGCAAGGCTTGGATCGGTTGCACGTCGATACCTTTCAAGAGCACCGCGCCGCATCGCTGAATCTCGGTTGAACTGTTCGGCGTCGTTCACGGTCGCTTCGAGCAGAGGCCATCCGCCTTGAGTCACATCAGCAGGACCAAACACAGAGGACCGCTGAAAAGCACCAGGCGTGGCAGTTGGAGCAGGAGCCTGAACAGGCTGAGTGTCGAACAGTCCAACATTCTTGGGTCGCTGAGACTGGAATGTTGAGTTGCCAAAGATAGTTTTTGTTGCCATTACGATTTTTCACCAGTGCCGTAGCCTGTTCCTTCTGCTTCCATCCAAATTGCGTAAATCTTTGTGCCGCCTGTCATATTCCCAGTCAGCTTCAAAGACACCGCCTTCGACTTGCTGCCAATCGGAGCATCCGATCCCGAAGCCGAATCAAACTTGTCAACTCTTCCCGAACCCGTCAAAGGCAGTTCACCTGTCACAGTTCCCGCGGGAAGATCAGTCACGCGAATACTTGCAAGCGTGTTCGACTGTCCATCAGCCTCAACTCGTGCCCGCCTCGTGAAGATCAGACCGCTTTCAGCAAACTCTCTTGTCTGCAAAGCTATGGCAATCGCAGTCCCCGCGTCTGTGGTCGATCCAATATTCTCAAAGCCCATTCCCGCGCCAGTCGGTGTAAAGAAGCACCTTTTGACCATCGCGTTCCAGCCTGAGATTCCGGCGCCGCCTTCGAACTTGAAGAATCCAGAAGGACCAGCCGCCGCAGGGTAAAGATCATCCGAGACAAAGGCATCAATGCGCGTGTCGAACACCAGAACCTTGTAGTTTCTCGTCTCCGAAGCATCGCCATGAGACAGGTAAACATGGTCTGCAAACGCATCGGCGCAGATGTATTTTCGTTCTCCCGCCTGAATTGCAGAAAAAATGCCATTTTCTATGCCGTTAGATAGGTTCTCAAGTTTCCCGCCCCATCGCATGAGGTGAAGGTCAGTTGAAACCCAGAACAGAACGCCCTTGTCCTCAACGCACGAATCCGGGCAGAGTGTGCCAATCTTCGCCAATGGTTCAGGGTTCAAGCCATTCAGCCTGTAAACCGACTCACGGCAGAACGCAAAGACACTCGAGGTTTCACCCGTGATCCTGGCCGCAATGAGTTTCAAGCACTCATCAGAAGGGCCAAGAGAGACGATATAGCCGCTTGCCTCGCTGTTTCTTTCTGAGATATTGTGGGGAAGAGCTCGAAACCGGAAAGGGAAGTCTCGCTCTGAGGCATAAACCGAATTGAAGGAAGAGTTGCTTCCCGCGCCGCGAGTGACCGAGCAGTAAACCCGCCCGTTCGAATAGCACATCGAGTAGCCCTGCGGCATCGAAATACAGTCCGCTGCGGGTGCCCTTCGACCTCGGTCCTTTGCTTCCCTGTCAGAGTTGTCAGAGAGGTAATACCTTTGAGACCAAGCCGTAAATGGAGCCTTGTAAGTCCATCCACCCGAGTATTCAGCCGAGGTGATTTCAGTGACATAGGTGAACTCTTCTTCGCCCGGGTCTTTGCGATAGACCACGCAGGTATCCACACCATAGCCGCCCTGTGTGCTTAACGGGCTGAACGTTGGAACGCTGTACTGATAGTAGAACGATGGAGAAACGACAAGAGCGGGAGGAACCTTGACCGAGCCCCAAATTTGCAGAACGCCCGGAAGCTGTCTTTGACCGTTCGCGGCTGGACCTTCATCCTTTCGCATTGCATCGACTGACTTCTGCTCCGGAACACCTTCAACCGTCGAGACCTCAGAGGCATTGATTCTCAGAACCTTTGCCGCGGATTCGCACCGCGTCAAAGTGCTGTAATGTGAAATCGCGTACTGTGCGCCGCCTTGAACCTCACCGGAAGCCAGAACGCCGATGATCTTTGCAACGATGTTTGCAGGGAGTGCCTGAATGACTGTGAAGCGAAGACCGCGAAGTGTTGAAAGGTTCGACCGGTCGAGAAGAGGAATCCCAATCTGCCGGAACTTGACGCTCGTATCCTCAAGCAGCATATCCTCGTAGACTGGCTGATCGAATCCGTTGCTCGGGTCGTAGATGGTCTGCCAAGTCGGAGTCGCGCCATAAGCCGCTTCGATCTTGAGCTTGTACCAGATGTCTGGGTCAATGGCGCACCAGGCCATCAAAATAAGCTGCGTTGAAGAACTGAAATCAACCGCCGAGCCAAGGGCGACGGTCATTGTCGCAGTCTTGCCGTAAGCAACACCAGAAGCCGCCGTGACTTCCTCAAGTTGAATGTATTGAAGGGGAGCCGAACCCTGAACGGAAATCTTGAAATCTGTCGCGCCAGCACCAGAGTTTGTTGTCGTCCAAGTGCCCGACTTGATATTCAACCCGTCACGAACACCAGCAACCGGAGCATGAGCCTCGCTCGCGGCCGGCGAACTGACATCCCGAATGATCCTTGCAACGTTGGTGCCGAAGTCGTTGAAGTCGATATACCGGGGCTCTTCTTTGCCCGACTGGACAATCACGCCGCGGAACCCAGACTGCCCAGGAACGCCCTGGAACTGGCAGTAGCCCGCATCTGGCAGGGTCATCCTCGTGTCTCCCCACTTGCCAGAAGCCGCCGTTGCCTCGTACCAGTCGCCAGACCACGAAGAAGCGTTGTGAATCCTCATGTAAAGGCGGACTTTCAGAACAACCGGGTCATAAACTGCCATGACCGCGACGTTGTTTGCGCCCCACTTGTAGCAGGAACCGCCTAGAAACCGATAGTTTGCGCCTGGAGTCTCACCCGCCGAGTTGAAAGCCGCCGTGAAGAGTGAATGTGAACCGTCTCTGACCTTGAGCGCCCCAGAGTCAAAGCGGAAGTTCTGAACATTGTTGAACACTCCCTTTTTCAGACTTCGCTTGTCCGATGAACCCGCCCGCCCACGGAAAGGAACCGTTTCAGGGTCAAGAAGAGGAAGAGTGGAGTACATGGTTAGAGCTTTCGGGCATCAAGGACTGCGTTGTAAGCGGTGATTCGTGCGCCAGAACTGGCATAAAGATCGCCCCAGGGAATCTCTTCGACTGCGCCGTTTCGGTAAATCAGTCCAACCCAATATCCATAAGTCGGATACTCGTAATTGGGCTTTGGCACAAACTTGACACCAACAACAGTGCCCGATCCGCCCTCAAGAGGGTACTTGGTGGTGTTGACGGTCCATGAAGGGGTTGAACCGATGGAAATTGGATCTGTACTTGCCATAAATTGACTCCAAAAGGAATAGAGAGAAGCCTTCCCGCCGCCCGCGCAGACATTGGTCCAGCTCCTGTCTATCTTGCTGTGCGACGACGGCTGATGAATGACGGCAAAGCAGTTGGTTCTTCACCGTCTACGCGCCGCGAAAGGCTGGAAAGTGTCTCATTGAGCTTCTTTCTTGAATCCATCTCCCAGAAATCGGCTGTCTCTGGCTTGTAATCCAGAAAGGCAAGATGCTTGACCCTCGAAAGGACCGCATCTTCGAATTGAACGGCATTTGAAAGGCTGTCAGATAGTGTCAATGCCCTGTAAACCGTGCCGTAGATGATGATCTTCGGATAGCCGCCCGATGGGGTGCCGTTGTAGACAATATCGGTCCAAATCTGCGCCTCAGAATCCGTGGTTGCAGCTGTTGCGTTTGCCGAGTTGTAGAGAAAATATGATGTTGGAGTACCGGAAGAGACATTGGCAAAGTAGCCCGTGTAGTCTCCGTCGATCTTCTTTAATTCTGTGCCGACGTACCGTGAATTGTCGTCTAGTTCAGTCACCCAAAGAACCCGGTCGATCTTCAAAAGGTCAGCGGAAAGATCGTAGCCTTGAGTGTTGGCCACTGCCGCAATGGACAGTGGCTCAGTCTTGATGTCTGCTTCATGCAGCAGCCACTTGTAAGCCCGGTTGACGTAGGCAAGAACCTCCGACTCCGTGAGCCCAGGAATGAGGACTCGAACCTGATTTACAAGTGACTGTGCAGTGAATGGCATTAGTTTTCCTTAAGCGCCGTAGGTGCCCCACCATCCGCGCCAGCCTGCCGCAATAGCTGCAAACTTGACGGAGATGCCGATCTCGACGTTCTGCTCGTCATAGTTGGCCTTGGCGTACTTGTCAAAGTCTTCGAACATGAGCGTCTTGAGTGGGTTCTCCACTGATGTGTCGTGCAGGAACCAGGAAGTTCCAATGAGGAACGGATTCTCAATGACGTTGCCAATCAAATCCTTCACGACGTTTGCATCGTTGTAATTTGTGCCAAGGTTCTTGAGAGTTGCAATCAGCTTCCGCGCGGCAAACATATTGCCCGGGGAAACAATGATGTCGAACGGGCCAGAATAGGGGCTTGGAAGTCCCTTGTGGCTCTTCATCTGCATCATGTTCTTGATTGCGTTCTCGACTCCGGTCTCAGAGAATGAAACCTCCGCGTAAGTCGAGCCGTTGTAGTAGCCTCGGTTGTGCTGGATGCCTGAATCGAGCGGATGACCGCCCTGCCCAAGCGTAGGAGCGTCAAACAAAGGCTTGCCGTCTCCAAGGAGGTATCCAGTGCCGAAGCCGTCAGTAAGACGCCCTGCGTGGATGGCCTCAATGGTCTTCATACCGGAATCAACCAGCTTTCGACCGACGTTCGCTTCTGAGAAAACACCAGTCTGGTCAGACTTGATCTTGTCTCTGGAAATGACCATCTTCTTCTTGAAGCGGTTCCAGTAGTGGTCCTTCGAGTTCTGGAGGGTGTAAGAAGCCTCTGGGTGAGGGGCGTTCTCATTCACCTGGTCCAGATAACCCATGTCCTGCTCTTCGACAGAGCGGAAGTATTCAAGGGTTGTGGTGATCTTGTCAAAGCATTTGGGGTAGATGCTCCCCTGCCGCTTGCCATACGTTTTGAGTGCAAGGTCGATTCCCGGTCGGGCCGCCGCTGCGTAATCTGAAATAAGCGATGCCATTTCTGTTTCGTCTCCTTAGAGTCCGTAAGCGGACGCCTGTGTGAACCAGCCAAACGGATAGGATTCCGTGCTGCTCTTTTCCTGGGACCACTCAACAAGAGTAAGTCCAGCCGATGCTGTGCCTGGAGCGTTGAGATCCATGCCGTAGAAGTAAACGCCGCCTGGACCTCGGAAACGACCGATACCATAGACGATGTTCACCTTGACCGCGCCGGATGTTGCACCCGTTGCTGTCACCGCGCCCGCAGAAGTGGGGAACTGACCAACGCAGAGGTAAACCTCAACGTCCTGCGTCAACTCAACCACGTCGGCGTACTCAGGAGCCGCGTTGGTCGCGCTTGCTGTACTCACAAAGTCGTGAGTAGCAACAAACTTTCGACCGGTCACATCGGCTGTGATTCCATAGCCGTCTGTGTCAAGCCCAGTGGTTGCCACCGCCTGCTTGAGCAGCTGAGTTGTGCCATCAAGGACAAGAATATCGCCCTTGTAGATAGTCTGAGAAGCGTCAACCTTTAACCGCACAGTGGGGGCGGGGCCTCCGCCTTTCTTGCGGACCTGGCCGAGCTTCGTCATTATTGATTTGGTATATGCACCCATGATCTAGCTTTCCTGTATGTCCTCACCACTGCTGCGCGGCAGCGGAAATTGTTTAATTGTCGTTGGCATCTCCAACCGGAACGTCAGAGCCAATTGCGGCTTCATCAACGGAACCGACAGTCACCGTGATCTCTTCCTCTCCTGGGGCGCCATCTTCGACCGTCTTCCTGACCGAGTTTGCCGGACGGGAAATGCCGTTCACCCGCTCATCAACAACAGACTTTGGAATCTCCAAAATTGCCTGATATGCTGAACTGGATTTGACCGAGTAGCCTTGAGCCTCAAGCCGTGCGACCTCGACCTCGCCATCGTCCGTGTGCGGTCGATAGACGATGTGCTCAATCATCTGCACTGGGGCGTCTGCCTTCTTTGTTGGGCGGGTACTTCCGCCAGCGTGTGTTTGTCTTGCTGCCATGTCTAGTTGTTCCGTCCTGCTCGGATGGTCTCCAAAATGTCTGATTCATCAAGGTCGGCGTAATGCTTGCTTGCCTTGAACTTCTTGACCATTTTCGATTCGTCGTCGGTGATGTTCATCGCTGCCTGGTCCGAAACCGTTGCCGGAACCTGCTTTGCACCACTCAGAAGCCTGTTAGCCACGCCGCCAGCCTTAATCCCTTCTGCTGCCTTCTCAATAAGGAAAGTAGCTGCGGGATAGCCCTGGGCGTAGGCGACTGCCAAAGATGGGTCTTGAGCAAAGAGCTTCGTCAGTTCCGCGCCGGCCTGATCCCCAAAGTTCTGGGCGATATGGCTTGAAACGGCTGCCGAGACCTGCTGCTGAATCTGCTGCTGTTGGAGCTGTGCGTCTTTCTGAGCAAGTTCCTGTTTGAGAGATTCGACGGCGGCTTCGCTCTGCTGGGCCTTCCACATTGCCTGTTCAGCAAGGTCCATAAATTCCCATCCTTCGGGAACCTGCGGACCTTGATCTACTGGCTGTGTCTGCTGCGGACCGTACCCAAGCTGAGAAGCGAAAGCCTCAAAATGTGCGCGGTCAAATGGATTGTTCACCGGGTCATAAACAGGTTCGTCTGGTGCTTCCATGCCAGGATATTCAAGAGTCTCCTGAGCGGGAGCCTCCATCATTTCCGGCACTTCTGCGCCATTCTGTTCAGGATCGCCAGCTTCCAATGGCTGTTCGATTAGTTGTTCGTCCATAAAGGATTCCTATTCGGATTCTTCCGAGTTGTGATCTAAAAACTCTGCGTCGGCCGCGTCACTGACCAGCCATCTGAGGCACGAAATTTGGCCCTGTAGGTGGGACAGGTCCACTGGGCTGATTCCCTTGGTCTCCAAGCCCATCCTGAGGGATTCCAACCGCTCCGCCAGCCATGCCTTGTGCTCCTTGTGGAACTGCCCCTTGAGCCCCTGCGATTTTTCGCTTCTCCCTAGTCTCATCATCTATCCAAAAATCTGAAATGTCCTGCGGAATGTCCAAAGACTCGGCAATCGTCTTGCGAATCTTCGAAAGGTCGAAGTGTTCTGGATCCTCGGATGCCAGGTGATAAAGATCAATAAGCGCCTGCCGTTTGTAAACCGGGTTCACGCTCGGGTCTCGCCCAACCGACTGAACAGAGAACGATTCACCAAGTCCCTCAATGGCTCCGAAGAACCCATCATCAAGGAACGGGTAAGCCTTCTTCACCTCGACGGGATGCGCCTTGCATTTCTTAATAATCAGCCGCCAGATCGCTTCAAGCCCAACCGCGGCGCGGTCACTGATGCTTCCTTCTGCCCGCTGTTGGGTCGCTCCAAGCTGCATGGATGCCGTGGCCGTGATGTTTCCGGGCTCTGTGCCGACGCCTACCTTTGAAATCTTTGTGATCTTCTGCGCTTCCTCGTCAATGAGTGGAATCATCATCGAAGAAATCTGAGGGTTTGCGCGTCCTTGAATGACCTGAGCAGAACCAGCCGCAACACCGTGGACAATTGTTCCGGGTTTGTATGGCTTGTCCTTCTTGTTGAGCCCTAGATCGCCAATGACGGGAGGGAAGGACTCCATCTCTGCGCCAAGCTCGGTCATTGCCCAGAACTGAGACTTTGCATACTGGAGGTTGTGAAGCCTGAATACAAGGCTAGTGGCGTCGTAGAACTGATTCGCGTCCCTGCTCAGGTAGGTCGCCACATACTCACACAGCTCACCATAAGGCCAGTCCTCGACCAGCAAAACCACACTCTGACCATTGTCAATGACCGCCCGGTACCAGCATGGTTCACCATTCACGCGAACCTTGATCTTGCAGTCAAGAAGTTCAACCACGTCAAAGTCCGAAACGCTGGAATGAATACTTGAGCCTTCTTCGCCCTGATTGGTCAAATTGGTGTAATCAACTGCGAGCATTGCCGCGTCGTCTGGCTTAATCTTCTGCTTTGAGAACTTGACGCCGTTCGAGAACTCACCGGACCTGATCTTGTCCTCAACTTCAATGCGCACCATTCGCACCCGATGAGCTGCAAACTGAACCGATTCAAAGCCTGGTTTGTGCTGTGGATAGACAAAGAAGTCCTCTGGGCGGATGACATTAAACTCGAACCCATTCTCCGTAAAGGGAATGTGAGACAGACCGATCGAACGGATGAAACCCTGCTCTATCTGCTCTCTGAACTGTTCGCCAAACTGCATCGTGTCGCAGATCGCCTGAATCCCTTTCTCAAGCTCGTCTGCCCGCTTCGTATCGCCGTTGAGGGGAACGACCTGGCAGTATGGCTTCGTGCCGAGCAGCTGTTCGCTGATCGCGTCGTTGGCCTCTTGGACCAATGGATAAACCAGATTGACCTCACGCTCGGATGCAGGAGTGTCGAGGTCGATTGAAGAAGCGCCGGCCTTGCCCTCAAACATATCCTGAGAGACCTGCCAGCGTGTCACCAGATTGCCAGGAGCACCAGCCGCAGCAGAAACGATGTTGCCGCAGATTTGGCCCAGTCTGGCCTTGCCTGCGGGAGTATCTATTTCACCGCTCTTGAATTTGATGTTGCTGCTAGTCATCTTTCAATCTCAATCAAAAAGTCTTCGTGGACGAGCATCATCTCTGGACCAAAATCACCCATGCCAAAGGTGAAGAACGCGCCGTAGTTGCTCGTGTCTCTCGTGAAGTGCGCCGCCTCGCGTCCCTTCCATGTTCCGCCGATTATCGAGCCTTCCTGCTTGAACAGGGAATCAGTCAGCACAGAAAGCGGTTCACGCTTCAACAACTGCCAGCCATTCAAAGGAACCCATTCACCGCCGCGGAACACCATCACGATGTCCCAGTCGGACGGGTCACCCATCGGGGCATTGCTTCCATCCTCAAGCCAGGATCGGCCAAGAACTCGAACCGTGCCAGGGATGCCTTCAAAGCCTGTCAAGTAAGTGCCAGCATAGGGCCTCACAATCACCAGTTCGCCAGCCTCAAGCCAGTTCACCGCGCTCTTGTGGACGATGTGCGTGTCACTCGTGGCAGAAGAACCACTCAGCAGCAGAATCCCGCCAATTGAATCATCAACCGGCTGAGAAACAATCACACAGCCTTCTCTGCATCCCCAAGGCGTCTGCTTGGGAGATAAGTCAACGTCCCTAGGCTCTCTGATGTCCAGAACGGTCTGACGTGGGCGAATCACAAATCATTGCCCTCCGCGTCCCGCTTGACAATCACGCTATTTGGAATGCAAGGGAAAGCCACATCAACGAAACTGTCCGAGTTGCACCACCGCGAACCGTCCGGATCTTCGAAGATTTTGCCCTCAATGAAGTAAGCCTGACCATCTGACTTCTTGAAAACCCTGCCATCTCTCTTGTTCTGCCAAAGATCGTCTGTGACTTGAACCCACTCCGAGTCTTCACCGGTCAACGGGCCAAGTGGCTCAAAACTTGCCAGCTTCCTAAATGTTTCAATAGTGATGGGGGCACTGAACCCGCTATGGTTTTGATTGCTAAACACTTCTAGAAGCGCAAAGACTTCCTGAAATCCCTCTTCTGATCCTAATTCTTGAAGAGCGTGGGCGTAAAGGTTGGTTTCTTTAAATGTACTCATTGGATGCGCGTCCTTTTTCACTCGTTAGGGAATATCCCTGTTTTGGTTTTGAAACTTTGATGCCAGTCACTGGTAGGCTCGGACTTCCCACCGTCGGCAGACTAACTTTGTTAGGATGCCTTCTTATGAGCCTGGGCGGAATCCTCTTCCTCTGCCTCGTTCGGTCTCAAGGTCGAAACCACATACCGCAAGGCGTCGAGTCTGTGGTAGGTTGATTTCTCGCTGATCGTGTCGGTCGGCTCTTCGTTCTGATCGAGCAGGTAAACGTAGTCCTCGATCTCTTTGATGAGTTCTTTAAGCGCCGGGTCAATGATTAGCCTGCCCAGCTTCATCTCACGATAGACTGAGGCGATTCCAGCATCAACAGAGCGGTACTTGGGCAGTCCAACAGGGAAGCCTTCATTACCAAACTTGTTGCGCCACTCGTCTTCTGACCGAGATCCACCAACACAGCCTTTCAGCTTCTCTGGCCCGCCAGCTTTCTTCACCAGCCGGACAGCGTGTTCGTTGACTGTCTTTCCGCCGCTCTTGTAGGTTGCAAAGACGTAGAGCCTTCGGTCTGGCAGTTCTCTGACAAAGACGCCAGCCGTATTCACTGGACCAAAGTCGAGCCCGAGAAATACTGGACAGTTCTCTGTGTTCAGCAGCTTCTTGACATGAACCGCAGAGTCGAAGCAGTCATAAACCGCACCAGCAGGCTTCGTGAACAGCCCGTCGTACTTCATCGCGTGTTTCCACGCTGGCATCTCTTTCTTTGCCTGTTCGTAGGCTTTCTTTGGGAACGATGGATTGTCAATCGACTTGAAGTTCACGCAGTGGATTGTCTTCTCGTCCCGCTTGTCCCAGATGAGATGCTTGTACCAGTTGAAGGTGTACGGCCTTGAGGTGTAGAGCAGTCGCCCGCCCATAACCGCGACCCTGGCTCTTAAAACGTGATGAGACTCTTCCGGTGCCTGCCCTGGCTCGTCGAACCAAACCGCACCATAAGTCGCGGACTCAAGCGAATCAGGCTGTGCAGCATATCCAAGCCAGATTGTGATCGGACCAGTTCGACCGAGTGCTCTTGCGCCCTCTTCGGAGAACACAAAACACCTGTCTGCTGCCTTGTATGTTGCCAATCCCTTGAAGATCGCCTTCAGCTCTGGCAGAACCTTCTTGATCAGCAGCGGGTAGGTCGGCGAGACCGCAGCGTAGTCTGTCGCCTTGGTCCTTGCAATCTCTCTTCGAAGCCACCAGGGACCGACAACAGTCTTTCCAGCCTGCCATCCCGCAATGACTGCAACGAGCTCGGCTTCAGACCTTGCGGCTTCCTTCTGGCTGTCATGGAACCACTCAGGAATGGTCTCGCAGTCAATGAGATCAACCTGCTTCTGTGGTGGATTCATTCGCCTGACCGCTCTGGCCAGGTTTGTCCCCATCATTGATAAGTCCATGCTTCTTCAGAACCTTTTCAATCTGGTCAGTAAGGGCAAAATTCTCCGGGTCTCGACGCTCAAGCATCCATGCTGAAGCCTGCCAAGCGTCTGCTGTGTTGACCTTTCGGATTCGGGTTGCAAGGTAAGCAGCCTCGGCTCTTTTGACATCATCCGAAAATTCCGCGTCGTCTCTCATCCAAGAGTAGAAGAAATCGTGCCCAACACCAGCGCAGTAGAACGCCATTGATCGAGTGCAGCCCTCTTCCAAGAACCCGAGAATGGCTGCTCGGACTTCAGGGGTGCGCTTCGTGTTTGCGCCTCTTTTGTCGCCTGCCATGATCTAAACCTTGAGCCCTTTCCGTTCCGCCTGTTCCTGGGATGAGATGGATGTGAACATGGACACTATCGGGCTCAAATCGTTACTGTAGACAAGTGGTAGAGCCCGACTTGCCTGATATGATTAAAATTCGCAAATTTATCTAAATACCCTTGTGTTTCTGATTTTCTTGCGCAATAATATCAATACCGGAAACGGGAACAGGACAAACTCTAATGTCAAAAGAAGAACGAACCCAGATGTATAACGATCTCGCCGCCGCTGGTATGCCCGGAGACAAACTCGACCTTATCAAACTCGCCTGCGAGTTTCAGTACAACTCAGAATTTAACAAAGCTCTTTCTGATTCTGTTTGGCAGACACTCCAAGCTAAGGATGTGAACTAATGCCCGTTTGGGCTTTTACTGTCACCGCGAAGCTAGTTGAAGGCGCGCCCCATTGGGGGGATATTCCATTCGCTGTCATTGATGTGAGGACAGAATGGTAAAGTGCGCTTGCGGGGGCGACCCCTGCGCTTCCTGTATAGCATCCGGTGAGTGTTTAGCACTTGCGGATGCAACAGTCTTTACTCAGACACCATCACGGACAAAGGGCACTAAGTTAGCAGCGCGGGTTGCATTGCTTATTAGAACTCATGCAGAAGCATTGCAAGAAGCATTACGCATGGCTGAACTACACGCCGTATATATTGAAGACGATCTGCCAGAATTTGACGGGTATGAAAGCCTCAAAGCAGTCACATCGCCAGGGCTCGCAGGGGCTGGGTTCATTGCTATTCAGGGGGCAAGCATTACATCAGAACTAACAAAACATGAACAAGGCTATGAGCGATACGAGAAGCTGCGCAAACTCAACCCGCAGCAATTCCAAAAGCTCTGGGAGACCAACCTAACGACCGGGCAGCACTTTGACGACCTGGTGGACAAGCTATAATGCCCCCAATGCCAAAGGGAGGCAAGCGAGACGGGAGCGGGAGGCCGAAAGGGGTTAAAACTGCCCCTGTAAACCTCTCTCTGCCGTTTCACATGGTCGAATGGCTGAACAAGCATGGGAACAAGTCAAAAACTGTTCAGCGGCTCATACAGCGCGAAATGGATAAAACCTCGGAGTGATCCGGGGTTTTCTTTTGTCAAACTGAAAAAATGCCCGCCGCGAGGAACGACGGGCTAGAGGG